GCTAGTTTCCTTATAGTCAGCTTCGTAACCACAGCTAACCTCCCGTTTTCCTGCTCGAACCGCTTCGATGGCTTCTGGGGTTGTAATCAGCAAGTCCGCCAGCATCAGGTCATCCTGCGCACCCGACCCCCGGCGAACGTTCAACACCAGCCCGACTGTCAGCTCTTTCCAAGTGACTGGAGTGACTGAGCCGGCTACTGGATGGTCGTCAGTTACTGACTTGCCGTTGAAACTAGCCAGCGTCTCAGGACGGAACACCTCTCTCGGAGACCTTACGATCCTGACTAATCCATCGGGGTCAGGGGTAATGACTGGAGTTCCGTCCTCGTTCTGAAGCTCAACACCCCCATACACCATGTCGCCGGTTCTGGCGATGGGCACCTCTTCGCAAAGCAGGTAACCCTCAGGAGTGAGGCTCTGCTTATTGCTGAGTTGCGCTATGGTGTAAAACTGTTTCATTGCTGGACGTATGTCATCACGCCTTGAACGCTGGTGGTAGCAGCAGTAGTCAGGCAGACTTGATACCCCGCAGCTGCCGACATGATCGTGCCGCCATACTCACCGAGACTGATGACCCCGATGGTAGCCGATGGAATCATTGCACCAGTCAGTGTGGCAGCAGTGGTGTCGCAGTCCGCAGATGTGCGGGTTCCAGAAGTCACCGTGACTGTCGGATTGGTACCCGCAGCTGTCAGAACCAGGCCACAGACATACACCGAGGTAGTGCCGGAGGTGTCCACGACCTTGGTGGTAGCCGATGAGCTTTGGTTGATGACCTTGCTCAACTTCTGAACTGCCGGGTCTGCGCAGGGGTCAGTCTTAACCACCCCAGTCGGTGTAGCAGCCATCGTCACGGTACAGGAAGCGGTCAATGCCGTGATGTTCAGACGCACTTGGCTGAAGCCTCCGATATCCGAACGCCAGAAGCCTGGAGCCGAGACCGACATCGAACTAGTACCGGCAGGGATAGCCGCCAAGTTCAGGTTGGACCAGTTGGTGCCGTCATTCGATCCCTGCAGTGTACCGGCCAGCGAAGTACAGGTGCCGGTAATCCGGGTGCTGAGAACCGCTTGACCCTGACTGACGAAAGAGTAGACCGCTGGAGCAGAGTAGGTCTTCGTCGGGCCAATGGCCGAGGGGATGTAGGTCGGATTGGTGTAGGGATAGGTCTGAGCAAAGGACAGAGCTGCCACAACCGACAGCATCAGACCGAGGAGTATTTTCTTCATGATTGTTTCCTTATCTTGGGGGGCTCTGGATTTTGACGGCAATCCAGAATGGCCGAATTCAATAAACTAGAAGTGCGTCAACGGAGAAGGTCATGCTGGGAGTCGAGGCCCCGGCCAGAGTTACTCGCCAAGCGGGTGGGAGCATATCGGATACGGCCACGTTAGCTGCTGGGGTGATCGATGGACAGACCTTAAGCACCGTGGTACCGGTGCCAGCGATTGCAGCCCCAGTCAGGAGCGTGTAGTAGACGTTGGCCACAGCATCATAGCCCTGCACTGTGGGGGTATAAGTGCCACTGGTGAACGAGGTCACGTTGACGACCACATGAACGCACTTGCGAGCCCCGTTGAGCTGAACTGGAGTATTGACGGTAGTCGCAGTCTGTGCGGCAGAGGCCAAGATATTAACTGTGGCGTTCGATACCTGCGCGAATGCTTGCATTGAACAGGCCAGAAGCAGCAGGGAAAGTAGAATTTTCTTCATTTATAATCCTCAGGGATAATAGGTTCGCAATAACAACGACAGTTGGGGAAAGATCCGGCGTGATAGTGTTTGCCAGGGTCGACTTCAGGAGCCTCGTTGAAGGCGATAACTTTTCCGTTCATCTTGCGATGACTCTTGCGTACATCCGAGTCCATAGAGGTGCGCCAGATGTAATGGGTGATGCCGGCAGACTCAGCCCTGACCTTTGTCAGTTCAGTAGCGGTACGTCCTACCTCAGTGCGAGCGATCATTGTTGCTCGGCTCTTGGTAACGTTGCCAGTGTCGAAAATCTCTTTCGCTATCTCAGAGGCCCGTGTAGAATCAGAGAGGCCAAGGATAGTGAGATCATGAACTCGCTGAGCGGCTTCCAAGGGTAAGGACTGAATAAGCTTGACCTGATCGTTGAGGGCCTGTGCCATCGCGCGACCAATTGGGGCGTTCTCGATGAGGGCCTGTAGGTCACGTCCCATTTCATTACTAAACTGCTTCCACATGTCAGCATCGCGTCTCGCAATATCTTGGAGCATTCGTTTGGCCACAGACTCGGCCCAGGGGGTTATGGTTTCCGCATACCTGTGTAACGACCGGGTTAGCTCCCCTAGGTCCCCTACGACCCCGTTTGGGGCCAATCCCCGTACAATATGGTCGATTTGTTTAGCAACAGAGCGCAGCTTGCGGGCATAATCCAGCTCAGCCTTCCGGCTCTTTATGAATTTCTGCTGAGCGTTACGATCCGGCTTCTTCATATTCTAGCCTCTTGACGCCATCACCTATTACTCTATCCACACAGTCATGATGAACACGATGTTGGCGATGATCCTGATCAATCACGATTACAAAATGAAAGCCTCCACGCTTGCGCATGAGCTGCTTCGAACAGTGCCAACAGAAAGGAACTCCACCATCTTTAAAAGTCCGGCTCATTCTATTCTCCGTGGTTTATGGATCGGTCTATCTTTTTGATAGCCTCTTCATACTCCTTTTTAGCTAATTCTATCTCTGCCTCAGTGTTAGCCGAATTCCGGGCCGCGAAGTATTTTTCTAAAGCATCTTGTTTTCTTCGTGAACGGTTGATCTTAGGAGCGGCATCTTCCACCTCCTTTGTATCAGAGTTTTCAGTCTCGCCGGGAGCAGGGGCCATCTCTCCTTCTGCGTCTTCAACCATTTCATCGGTGATGTTGCTGAAGATGCCCGTGATGCGGCTGGACTGCTTGAGTTCTCGTAGAGCAGTGGCCCGGTCGATGATGTCAGCGACTCCAGAGATAGCAGTTCCGACTTTGCCAGCGATATCAGCTTTCTGCTCGTCGGTCAGCTGCCACAGAGACCTGAAGTCGACTTCGAAGTCATCAGGTAGATCAATCCCTTGCGATGCAGCCTCACAGCGATAGACCAGATCGACTCCGTCGCCTAGCTCTCTTTGCTGTTGCTGTTTAATACCGTCATAATAATTCCTAAGGTCACTGTCACCAGTATTGAAACCAGCAGGAGACTGCCCAAACAGACGAACAAGAGGAATCTGAAGAGCACCAGCAATCTGTTGGCCAAACTGTACCAGAGCATCCGACAGCCCAGAGAAAGAAGTGTGCGAGTGTCCCTCGAACTCATCTTCTTTGTCCATGAGCGTAATACCCTCAGCATTCTGGAACCTCCGCATTATTTCGACATACTGAGCCACGCCGTTCATGGCGGGGCCACCCGCAGCAATCAGCTCACGCAGGCCGTCAATCTTGTAAGTACGGATGTAGGCCTTGTAGACCAGCTGAGCGGCTCCCGTGGTCGCTGAGTCGAAAGCAACCATGCGGTCATAAACTCGCTCGAGTACCGAGATTCCCCACAGGTTCTCCATCACTCGCTGCCAGTATGGAAGCCGGATACCTTCGAGCCGTATGCAACGGCTGTAGTGAATCTTCATTGCCGGTAATGCTGGGGCATCTGTCCGAATCATGTAGAACTTGGGCAGACCCAAATTAGGGCCAAGCTCAGTTACCAGGTTATTGAGCGACGGCTCAACCATCCAACGATCCAGAACCAGCAGTCCCTTGAATGCGTTCTTGCCCACAGTCTCGAGCCGCAGGGGAGTCGATGGATCTTGACCTTCGATCAGGACCATGGCCAAGCAACCACCATAGAGACGAGCCCAAGCCACTGTGTCACGCAGCTTCGACCAGATTTGCTTCTTCGCAGCTCCCTTGTGTAGTCTGCCAATATCGTCAGGCTCGATGGATCCTTGAAACTCCACACCTTCACGAGTCATGTCGTCAGCGACAACGTCTACTGCGACGCCACCGAGCCAGGAACCGCGGTGAATCCATTCGAGCAGCGTGCGAACACGGGTGATGGGGTTGAAACCGTAAGAAGCGGTAGACAGAGCGTTGTCTGCCCCTACCCCCATCTTCTGAGCAAAGTTGGTGAAACTATCCTGGGATTTGAGTGCCGTCTTCTCTTCCTTCTGAGCGGTCTTCACTACTGATTTGATTGAGCGTGTCATGTTGTATTAGGTCCCAGCCAAGTTGTCGTCTGATTTCTTGGATTGTTGGTGGAGGAGTATGCTCAGCTACCCGGTTCTTAACGTATTTGCGGACATCCTCTTTAGTCATGGTCACCTCCCAAGCTTAGCCCACATTGCAGCTTTGTCTGGCTGCCCTAACATATCCGCGATAGCGTCCATTGTCGGGTCTACCTGGTCATCATGGGCATGTGAATCGTTCGAAGTGAAGGACTCGTGCTCGGTGACGTAATCGGCAGTGAACGGAGCGTTCTCAGGTATCCACACTAGGCCCGCTTCGATGTGTGGGAGACCATCGAGTACGCGGAGATACTTATCACGATCCCTCTGGATTGCGAAGACAGGAATGGACCCTTTCTCTTTGATTCCTTGGATCAATCCGGTTCCGCTAGATTTGTCCTCGACTTGCATCTGCCTCAGAGAGCCCGTAGTTGCTAGGTCAGTCAACTCCTTATGTTTGTTCCAGAAGTCGATGGCTCGACGCTGCAGCTCAGGGGCTTCCCATTTGCCGCGTATCTGATCGATAAGATAGATCCTACCGTCTCCGTATCCCCAGCACTGGAAGACGGAGTAGTCGTTGGCTTCTTTGGTTTTCTGTGCAGTGTCAGCGTAAATCTTACGGAACGAGAGCTTGGGCAAAACGATATATCGCTTAAACTGCTCTCCATGAATGATAGTTCCGCCGCGTTTGTTTGGTCGTTGCTGAAGCTGAGCCGCAGTGTGGTATGACCCAAGCGTAACCTCCATCTTCGAGACGGTATCTTCATTCAATCGCTGGGGGCAGAGCAGTTCGCCTTCCACAGTTCTGGGGTCCTTGAACCCAATCGATGTTGTGACCGTGTGTTTAGGTTCGTACCGCATGGGCAGAACTAGGTGTTCCCATCCTTTCTCTTCGGCGAGAAGATATCCTGTAAGGTCTCCCTCGTTGAGGCGCTGATGGGTAAGGACAATAACGTCCTCTTGGGCATCGTTGAGTCGGGTGGCAACGGTGCCTCGGTAAAATTCGATACTGGTGGCACGAGCAACCTCGCTGTCTGCTTCTTTGGCGGAGATGGGGTCATCGAGTAAGATCCGATTGCCCCCGAAGCCCGTAGCCGCCCCATCAGTAGACGAAATTGTTCTTGTGCCACCCTTGTCATTATCATAGCGTGTTTTAACGTTCTGGTCTGAGGTCATCCGGTATTTATGGCCCCATGCCTCCTGGTAGGCCTCTGACTCGATAATGCGACGAGAAGCCACAGCGTCACGAGTAGCAACGTCTTTAGCATACGAGGCCGTCAGGTACTGCAAGTGGGGTAGGTTGATCCACTCCCAAGCGGGGTAAGCCTGCGAGATCAACGAACTCTTTAACATACGAAATGGCATGTTAATAATCAGTCGCTTGATTTGCCCTTTCGATACTGCCTCAAGGTGCTCCGCAATAGCGTGTACGTGCCAATTGTCAATGAACTTGGTAGCTGGCTGCAGAACAGGCCATGCAAAGTCCCTGAAGAACGCATGGAAGGACCTACGAGCCATCTCAGCCTTCAAGCTATCCATCGAAGGGATCAGTCCAGGCGGGGTTGCTTGTGGACCGAACTGTATTCTCATTTTAAAAAGTTCCTGGACTCACCATAAATTGCCCGATAGCCGCTACTTGTGCAGCACCGGTTGCAATCCACTCATATCTATGGGGGCCGACTTGGACGGCCAAGAAAGTGTTGGTGTATT